CAGGACCTTCCTGGAGGCTTCCCAGGCCTACCTGGAGGAACGGCTGAAGGAGAAGCAGTCGTACCGCCGCACCACGGACCTGCTGACCCGGGTGACCCCCCGGTGGTTCCAGGCTCTACCGCTGACCGATGTGGGCGCTGAACAACTTCGAGAGGTCCATGCCTCCCTGGCTCACATCCCGGGGCAGGCGAACAATGTGGTGGGCGCTGTCCGCACCGTGATGAACTTTGCCGTCTCGAAGCGCTGGGTACCCTCGAACACCCTGGCGTCACGGATGGACCTGTATCCCCGTCAACGCCGCAAGAAGGCCCTGGAGACCGAGCAGTACCGGCTCCTCCTGGAGACCATCCGTCAGCGTTTCGAGGAAGAAGATCGTCTTCAGTGGCTGGCCCTGGAAGCCGTGGTACTGTCCGGTGGTCGTAAAGGTGAAATCCTGGGTCTCCTGGAGAGCGAGGTGGATCGTCGCAGCATGATTATCCGCAAGGTCCACCACAAGACCGCTGCGAAGACCGGTGCTAAGGAAATCCCGATCACCCCGCAGTTCCTTGAGGTCCTGGACCGCGTGGACGCCTGGAAGCAGCGCCGGATAGCCGAGGCCAGCCGTGAGCCCGCGATAGCCAAGCGGTGCGCCGAGAGCCCCTATGTCTTCCCTGCCCCGGGTAGGCGCGAGGGTCAGCACGGCTTCCTGGCCAACATCGACGACGACGCCAAGGCCCTGTTTCGCCATCTAGCCTCGTTGTCTCTCATTCCCGAGGGGTTTGTGATACACAACCTCCGTAGTGCCTTCATTTCGATGGCCATGCAGCGTGGTGTCGATGTGTCCGTGGTAGCCAAGTTCGTGGGCCACTCCGACGTCCAGACCACCCTGAAGCACTACCGGGAAGTCACGGGTGAAGAGGTCCAAAAAGGGCGCAACGTGATGCAGTCGTTCTTTTCGGAGATTTCCGAGTAGAACCAGGACCTTAGCCGGGATTTCGGTATTTAGTGCCGACTATCCCGGGGACGCCCTTTCGTTCCAAGAAAAACAGTTACTACCAAGGTATACCATGGTTGACATGGTTGCCCGGTATCTCCATAAGCTGTGATTGTCGACAACTGTGGAAGGATGACATTGACGATGACCGAAGTGGCCAAGGATCGTCCCCAGGCAACCCTGGAGGACCAGATCGACCTGGAGAGACAAAGCGTAGTCCGGGGCTATCAGCGTTTCATGGGTCGCCATGAAGCCCAGGTGGCTCAGGGTGAAGGCGGGGAGACCCGTGTAGGACATGAGGTCCAGTATCTCCTGGTGGGTCAGGTGACCGGGCACATCCAGGCCCTGATCGCTGCGGCAAAGGATACCCGGAGACGTGGTCGACCCCCTCTGTGGTTACCCCTGGTCGAACCTCTGGACGCCGAGGCTCTGGCCCTGGAAGCCCTGAGTTCCGGGTGGTCGGCGGCATCCATGTCACACCCCTTGCAGAAGACCCTGGCCAACCTGGGGGACCGGGCCGAAGTGCTGGCCGAGGTCCAGGCCCTCAAGGATACCAATGGCCCCGAGGCGACCCGGAAGGCCCTGGCCAACGTGGTGCAGACCAAGACCAGCACCGGATCACGGCGGAAGGCGGTGAAAGCCAAGGCCGCTAAGGTCAACCATGAGCCCTGGACCGTGCAGCAGAAGGTCTACGTCGGTGGTCTCCTGTGGAACGCCCTGTGCCTCACGGGTCTCTTTGAGACCTGGGAAATCTCGGGCCGTGACTTCAAGTTCACCGGACTCACCACACGTGGGGAACATCTGGCCCTGGAAGCACAGCACTCGCTGGCCTGGGCTCGCCCCTATCTCCTGCCCACCCTGGTACCCCCGGCTCCCTGGACCGGGCTTCACACGGGCGGCTACCACACCAAGGAACTCCGTAAGCGCACGGCCTTCGTGAGAACCCGGTGGAAGGAACACCGTAAGGTCCTGGAAGCCGCTGAGACCAATGGCTCCCTGGTGAAGGTCATGGAGGCTGTCTCGGCCATCCAGGATACCGCGTTCTCCCTGAGCCCCGAGGTCCTGGCCCTCGTGAAGTGGTCCTGGCGCAAGGGTCTGTCCCTGAAGAAGTTTCCCTCGCGGGAACGGGTACCCACCAAACTGCCGTGGGACCTGGAGTACATGGACATCCGTGAGAAGGCCCGGCACCTCGCCTTGCACTACCGCGCTGTCCGCTACAACCGGGGTATCTCTTCCAACGCTGCCGCCATGCGCCGGGACCTGGAGACCGCTGACTGGCTCACGGGTCTCCCGGCTTTCTGGTTGCCACACAGTCTCGATTTCCGTGGCCGTGTGTACCCGATACCCAGCTTCAACCACCAACGTGCCGACCATGTGAAAGCCATGTTCCGCTTCAGCCGTGGTGAGCGTCTGGGTCCCCAAGGCCTTCGAGCCCTCAAGTGGCACGTGGCCAACACAGGGGACTTCGGCAAGGTCAGCAAGAGGTCATGGGAACAGCGCGTCAAGTGGACCGAGGACAACTTGGCCCTGGTTCTCCGCGTGGCCCGGGACCCCAAGGCAAACCTGGAATGGACCAAGGCCGACAAGCCGTTCTCGTTCTACCATGCCTGCCTGGAGTTAAGCCGGGCCTTGGCCTTGCCTTACCCGGAAAACTACGTCTCCTCGCTGCCGGTGGACCTGGACGGCTCCAACTCCGGGGTTCAACACTACGCGGCCATGTTCCGTGGTCCCGAGGGTGTCCTGGTGAACCTCACACCATCCGAGACCCCCGCCGATGTCTATGCCGTAGTGGCTGACAAGGTCCGCAAGTACGCCGAGGCAGTTGCCGCCAACCACGTCCACCCGGTAGCCCTCCAGGAAGCCCTGAGGAGCCTGGAGAAGGCCCGTGGGGACACCGAGGCTACTGGGGTAGCCCAGGCCACCCTGGAGCCCCTCCTGGCCCGTCTGTGGCTGGAATACGGGGTAACCAGGACGGTGGTGAAGAGGTCCGTGATGACCCGGGGCTACGGCTCCGAGACATACGGCTTCCGTAACCAACTGATCGAGGACCTCATGGAGCCTCTAGGTATCGAGGTGCTGACCGGGAAGCGGGCCGTGCATCCCTTTGGACCCGATGAAGGTCGCCAAGCTGCCTCATGGATGGCCAAGCGTATCTGGATCGCCCTGGACGAGGTCCTGGTCGCCACCAGCGCAGGCATGGACTACTTCCAGGGGGTCGCCAGTGCCCTCGGTAAACAGGGTCTCCCGGTCTACTGGACCACGAGGCTGGGTTTCCCGGTGGTACAGCGTTACGAGGAGTACGACACCGCCGTGGTGACCCTGTGGCTCTATGGCCGGGAAGCCGAGGTACCCCAGACCCTCTCGGAGCCCCTGGGAAGGCCCAGGAACGTCCTGGATCGCTACCGGATGACCGTGGTGACCGGGGGCAAGGGTACCCTGGTGAAACACCGTCAGGTGAACGCCGTGGCCCCCAACTTCGTCCACAGCCAGGACGCCACGCATCTACTGATGTCCGTGCTGACAGCGAGAGACGTGGGTATCAGGGACTTCCTCCTGGTCCATGATTCCTTTGCCACCCATGCCAGCCACATCGACATCTTTGGACGCTGTGTCCGGGTAGCCTTTGTGGACCTCTACGCCAGTGGTGATCCCGTCAAGGATTTCCATGATCAGGCCTCGGTCATATCAACCGAGCCACTCCCCGACATCCCAGAAAAGGGAACCCTGGACATCTTTGGTGTCCTGGATGCCCCGTATGCCTTTGCCTAAATCAACCACAGATATGGAGAATACACAGATGTACCGTTTCGCCCCCGCCACCCTCCGCGCCACCCATGAACTCCGCGCCATCCGCATAGCCCACGAGAACGAGGGGCTCCCGGTTCCCCGGGATATCCTTGCAGAACTCGCAAAGCGGGTTTCGTCCAAGGTTGTCAGTGGGTTACGCTGAAAACGGCGATTTAGTGCCGACTATTGCGGGAACGGACGATGTTTCCGTGGGTGAGCCACAATTCATCCCAAGACCCCGGAATACGCAACGTCTCTATCGACTGAGCCATGTCCGGGTCGATTCACCTGAATACGGGAAACCGCAATTCGCGGGGCGCCACGTCGCAATGTCAGGGGTCATTCGGGACAATACGTGAGTCCCCGCCACTTACCACTCAACATCTGAGAGAACATCGAAACAATGTCAAAACTCACCTTCACACTGAAGGGCGAAGGCCGCTGGGTCCGCATCATCAACAAGGACAAGGTCAGCGGCAAGTTCCAGCTTGGTCTCGTGGTTGACGCCGAGGACGCCGAAAAGGTGATCCAGGCCATTAACGACACCGCCCAGGAAAGCCACCCCAAGGAGTTCAAGGCCAAAAAGGTCTCACTGAATTATGAGACCCTGGAAGACGGGCGTATCCTGTTCAAGCTGCGGTCTGCATGGAAGCCCACGCTCACCGATGCCAAGGGCCGTGTGATCAAGGGTGACCCCAAGATCGGTGACGGCTCTGTCCTCAAGGTCCGCTTTGGGGTCCAGGCAGCCGGGTTTGGCGATGCCACCAAGAAACGCTCCGTGTTGCTCTCCCCGAAGGCTGTGATGCTGGTGACGCTCCTGGCGTACACGGGCGCAGGCTGGGGCGATGACGACCTGGAAGACGGCTACGAAAGTGACGGCAGCGAGGAAGCCCCGGAAACCGAGGACAACGACGCTGAAGGCGATGAATCCCCGGATACCGATGGGGACGAAGAACCTCGGAAGCCGGGCCGCAAGGTGGACTTCTGAGACATGGCCCAGGATTTTCTTGGCCAGCACATTACGGTGGGAGATACAGTTGTATTTGCCCACAAAGCCACACGGCTACAGGAAGGAAAAGTCCTCGCAGTAAACCCGAAGACAGTGGAAATTACCTACAGGTGGGGTTCCTATTCCCGTACGATCACCCGCCGTAGATTTGACGAGGTTGTAACACGCGGTCAACCCAAAGGGGCTTTTGACCAATGACCTCCCTCATTCGCCACGCGGTGAGGCCACGGTTCAAGTCTGGCTTGGAGGAAAAGATTGCCAAACAGATCGAGGATCGTGGCCTGGATGTAATCTACGAGAGGTCCCGGGTTTACTACATGTACCCGGCTCGCAGGGCTGAATACCGGCCCGACTTCATCCTGGACAACAACATCATCATCGAGACCAAGGGTATCTTCGACGTCGCGGATCGCCAGAAACACCTCCTGCTCAAGAAACAGGTGGAGGGCCTGGATATCCGCTTTGTCTTCCAGCGAGACAACAAACTCTACAAGGGGTCACCCACGCGGTACTCCCAGTGGTGCGAGAAGTTCCTGTTCAAGTACGCCGTCGGGGAAATCCCGGACTCATGGTTCAAGGAACCCATGGGGGACCGTAAACACCCCCACGACCTGTTTCCCCAAAGTAAGCCTGATCCAAGGACTTTACGTCGGCGGAATCCTGTCCTAATATAGGAGCATGATCTCTATGAAGCCAAGAAACCTGGAAGTCCTGGGGCTGCTGCACTCCCTGGGTTCCCTGAGCCCCATGGATGCCCAGCGCGCCATTGGAATCTCGGGTGGTGGTCTGACCAAGGCCATCAGTGATCTTCGCAACGTCCACCAGTTCAACATCGATACGTTGTACCGCAAGGACCCCATCACCCACACACGGTACCCGGTCTACCACTATCGTGGCCCGGTCAGTACCCAAAACCCCCACGCCTGAGGAGAGAACACAGTTATGGCCCATTTCCACTTCCAATACAGCGACGGCCCAGACAGGGAGTCCTCCAGTATCTCCTTTAATGCCGATGACATCTTCGCCGTCCTGGAGAAGTTCCGTGTGTTCCTGAACACCGCCGACTTCTTTGAGGTCAACGAAGTCATTGCCGTGTCGCACGACCCTGAAGGCGGCGACGAAGGTGATCTCTACTACTTTTCCGATGGCCACGCAGCCACGGGTGCCGAGATCGACGCCGAGAACAACGAACAACCTGAGGAGGGCAACGCCCAATGAACGCCATACATGATCAAGGAACTCTCCAAGGGTACCTACTGTTTCCGCGCCGAGACGATGAAACGTTGACACCCTTGCACCCCGTGTTCCCCACCAACAGCTTCCAACTGATCCTGGAAGTTCTCCGTAAGAACGTGGAGAACGCCTTGGATCGCGGTGATGTCAAGGCTGTGCTGGGTTACACCTCTGTGGTCACGGGTATCACTGGTGCCATCCAGGCTATCCACGACGCCTACGAGACCATCGACGCCTATGCCACCGTCTTGGATCACACCGAAAAGGGTATCGCACAGCGCTTCGAGGAATCGGTGTCAGCGGTCAACAAACAGGCGCCATGACTTCATCGAGTCAGTGGGTGGAGCGAGGCCTGCCGTGTCTCAAGTGTTCATCCTCTGACGCACGGTCTGTCAATGACAAAGGGTGGTCCACGTGCTTCTCGTGCGGGACCACCTTTCCTCCCGAACAGTCATCCGACGCTGAGTCACCGGGGAGAACCAAGACCACCATGATGAAAGACAAAGCGCCCGTACTGTACGGTGAAGACTTGGTGTACCAGGGCTTCCCGTCACGGGGTTTGACCGAGGAGGCCTGTCGCCACTTTGGTTACGCGGCCTCCTCCGCGAGACATCCGAAGACCAAGGAAAACGAGGGCTGCCACGTCGCACCTTACTACCGTGATGGCGCTGTGGTGGCCCAGAAGCTACGTTTCGCTGACAAGTCCTTTGTGATCCTCGGTGACGGCAAAGACCTTCCGCTATTCGGTTCCCACAAGTGGAGCCGTGGTCCGCGCATCGTCATCACTGAAGGCGAGGTAGACGCGGTTTCCGTGGCCCAGGTGACCGGGATGAAGACTCCGGTAGTATCCCTTCCCAGCGGCGCCCAGAGTGCCTCCAAGAGCCTTGCAAAGAACCTGGAGTACCTTGGTGCCTTTGATCAGGTGATCCTATGGTTTGACGCCGATGAACACGGGCGCCAAGCCGTCCAGGACTGCGTGGACCTGTTCCAACCGGGCAAGGTCCTGGTGGTCCGTACACCACCCGGTGCCAAGGACGCCAACGATCTACTGAAGCAAGGTCGAGCCCAGGACATCGTCTCCGCAATATTCCAGGCCAAGCCGTATCGCCCAGATAGTCTCCTGGCTGGCGCCGATCTCAAGGATCGCGTGGTGTCCATGCGGCGCAACGTGGTCTCGTTTCCGTGGGGCTTTGCTTGCCTGGACGAAGCGACCAAAGGTATCCGCCAGGGCGAGGTCACACTGATCACGGCTGGTGTGGGTGCCGGTAAGTCCACGCTGGTCCGGGAAATCCAGTACAGCATGGCTATCAACGACGAACCCTTCGCAGCCTTTATGCTCGAAGACAGCCCAGAGGAAGCCGCTAGGGACCTTGTGTCCATTCACCTAGGTAGACGTATCCACCTGGGCGACAGCGCCTTCCTGGACAGCCCTGAGTTCAGCACAGCCTACGATGAAAGTGCCGGGCGCCCCAATGTCTTCATCTACGACAACCGGGGCACCTTGAACGTGGACGACCTGGAGACCCGGGTTCGACACGCGGTGAAGCACCTGGGAGTTCGATGGGTGTTCCTCGACAACATCACGGCTCTCATGGCGTCCAGCAATATGGACGATGAACGCAAGGCCATCGACTACTCCATGATGAAACTGCGGTCTCTCAGTCTGGAACTGCACATCGGTGTCGTCGTGGTCTGTCACCTTCGACGTCCCGAGGGCGAAAAGGGTTACGAGAACGGCAAGGACATCACCGCCAACGCACTGCGTGGTTCCGGTGGTCTCATGGCTTTCTCGCTGACCGTGCTTGCCTTGGAACGTGATCAGCAAAAGCAAGACACCAAGAACCTGATCAAGGCCCGGTTACTCAAGTGTCGATTCACCGGATTCACTGGTCTCGCGGGTCACCTGGAATACGATGGTGACACGGGAAGACTTCACGAGGTTGCCCCAGGCGCCTCTCTGTAAGAGGGGAACCCCAGTGACAACTCGTCGCATCGTCTTCGACATCGAAACAAATGGATTGCTGCCCACGGTATCCCGGGTTCACTGCGTCTCCGTGCGTGACCTGGATACCGGGGCTCTCGAATACTCCCTGAGTCCCTTGGATACCGAGGATGACTGGCGGGAGGTCATGGCTTTCATCAGTAGCGCCGACCTCGTTGTTGGCCACAACATCATCAACTTCGACATCCCGGTCCTCAAGAAACTGGGGTGGATCACCGAGTTATCTGGGCAAGTCCTGGACACCATGCTCCTGGCCCGCCTGCTGTTCCCCGATGTCAAGAAACAGTTGGACTTCGACAAACACCGATCCCTGGTTCGACGCCATGGTACCAAGGAATCCCCTGAGCCCAAGCAATACGCGCGGATCATGGGCAAGCACTCCCTGGAAGCCTGGGGAGTTCGCCTAGGTGTTCACAAGGGTAGCTTCGGTAACTCGAAAGACGAGGACACCTGGAAAGAGTGGACACCAGAAATGCAGGTGTACATGGACCAGGATACCGAGGTGAGCGTTGCGTTATGGCGTTACCTGGGTGGCGAGGCTTTGAAGTGGTACGGGCCTGACTGGGAAAACGCACTCAGTGTCCGCATTGTCCACCGCACAGCCGAGGTGTGTCAGCGCATCGAGGAAAACGGCTGGCCATTCAACGAGGCCGCAGCTACGAAGTTGTACGCCGAGTTGTCTCAGCAGCGCGAGGACCTATCGAAAGAACTGGTGGAGGCCTTTGGTAGCTGGGCAGAACCTGGGGAGACAAAGACCCCGGGTCGTAATGAGCCCAAGTATCACCGCACCAAGGATTGCCCGTACACCCCGGTGCGCTTTGTCACCTTCAATCCCCGGTCCCTGGATCACATCGCCAAACGGCTTCAGGACAAGTATCAGTGGGAACCTGAGGAATTGACGCCATCCGGGAAACCCAAGCTGGACGAAGGCGTCCTGGGGCACCTGGAAGACGTCTATCCTGAGGTTTCCTTGCTATCCCGGTTTCTCATGGTCCAGAAGCGCATTGCCGCCCTGGTCGAGGGTAAACAGGCCTGGATGCAACACCTCCGCAATGGGCGTATCCATGCCTCATACATGGTCAACGGTACCGTCTCTGGTCGTGCCTCTCACCACAGTCCAAACATCGCCCAGGTACCCGCCGCAGACGTACCGTATGGCCCCGAGTGTCGGGACCTGTTCACGGTACCCCCTGGGTGGACCGCGTTAGGCGCCGATGCCTCTGGCCTGGAGTTGCGGTGTCTCTCACACTACCTCGCTGCCTTTGACGGTGGTTCCTACGCAGCCATGGTGAGCCAGGGCGACGTTCACACCGGGAACCAAAAGGCCGCAGGGTTACCTACGAGAAACGCGGCGAAGACCTTTATCTACGCCTTCCTCTATGGTGCCGGTGACCGCAAGATTGGCTCCATCGTGAAGCCGAGTGATCGAGAGGTCGCCCAGGTGTTCGCGGGTAAGGCTTTGAAGGCGCGGTTCCTCAAGAGAAC